CGGCTGCTTGAGTTTCGAAATAATATTTACTTTGTCGATTTTCTGGATTAATAGTTTTTTTAATTTCCTCGTAAGCTGATTTTATTGAATCGATTTTACTTCTAATATTTCTTATGAAATTTGCTGGCTCGCTTAAAACAAGTTGAGCCGTTGTAATTGCTACCTCGGTTTCTTGAACAAGTAAATTTAAATCTCCTAAAGCTTTGTTTTTTAACGCTCTATAATCATTAAAGCTAAATTTATCTGGTTCAAATCTAGCGGCCGATATTTCTATTGATGATTTAAGATCGTTTATGTCCCCTGTTTGAGGCTGAGCTTTTGAAACATAATTTTGTATTCCTAAACTATTAAGCCTGACAACTCGATCTTCGACCTCATCAGGTATTGAATCCGAATCTTCTGGATAATCATCGGCTATGCTTTCCCAAAATAAAACGTTTATTTCTGTATTGCCAAAACTATTATCATTCCTTTCTATATTAGTCGGATGACCACTTAAAGTTCCATAAAAAGGATGGGTAACATTCCATAATCTTTTGTCCTTTGCGCTGTTTTCAAAAGCTTTGGCTTGATCCAAATTATCTTCTCCAGTAAAATAAAAGTTTAATGGAAAAGATCCAGATTCAGATTCTTTTCGATCTATAAAAGAACCTCGAACATTTATAAAATCATACTTTGCAAAATTTAGCTTTGTTGATTTTGCACTATCTCTCCAAAGTGGATAATAAACCGCTCCATCACCAGTTTTAATTGTGAACTTTATGTTTTCAAGTCTTTCCTTCCAAGCCATTATTTCCAATGTTTTTTAAGTTGATATTCTGCGTTTTTTTTGTAGAATATATTTATCTTTTTTGAAGCCTCAGTCTTTGCTGCTCTTATAAAACCTCTACCATTTACATTTGCGCTATCAGCTTTTTTTAAATAGAAAACTTTTTTTAGCTTAAACCTTGCGCCTCTCGATCCTTTACTTCTTTTTAATCCTTTTAACTCGTAAATCATACCCGTGCCTTTATTTTCTAAAAGCATGTATTTTTTTCCACTTGCCGCCGTTGACATAACTGCCGCAACAAATTTGGACTTTTTAGTTCCTCGGTGAGATCGATAAGCTTTTGAGGCTTTGTGGGCTTCTAGCTTGTTCAGTCTGTTTTTTCTTTTTAACCTTCGTTCCTTACTTCGAGATATTCTAGCATCATCATGTGGAACTAAACGACTAGTATCTAAATTTCCGCCAAACTCTTGTTTTTCTAATTCATTAGCGATATCAGCTCCTTTTTTAGAATTTATTCCAGCCATAGACACCATGGAATTAATCTTAAACCCATTGGCTTTATCAACCGTGCTAAATGCTTTTAAAAACGTTTTTCTCCTAGTAATAAATCGCTTTGCCCCTTGTATTGGAATCTCTTTTTTAGTCTCAAAAGCAGCATTGTTTAGCGTATTCCTAACGGCGCTAGGTAGAGCAGACCTGTGTAGCTTATCTAGCTTAACAGTCAATTTAATAACCTCGTCTGCATCTAGTTTTAACATGTTTTATATGTTCCACAAATTACCAATAAATCCACTTTTAAAATAAATCTTAGAATCCTGTGTAAACACCTGACCGTTCGTATTATTAAGAAACTTTTCAAAATTTCTAGTTTCTCCAGTAAATGGATAGCTATATAAATTACCATTTATAAATGTAAAAAACTTAGAGTCCTTAATAAAATAGTTTGTAGATTTTTGAAAATCAGAATTTAAAGTAATATCTGATGATTGAGTAAATTCAAAAGTTTCCGAATCAAAAGAATAAGCTCTCATTTTAAAATCATCGGAGCTATTATTACCTAGGTTGCTTAAATAAACAAAACTGTTATCAGCGAATAAATATGGAACGTGATCGGTTGATGTTTGTTGAGTGACTGTAAATTTATTTACTACCGTTTCCAAATTTGTCAAGTTGAAAACATAAATATCGTAAACCGTGGCGGCGTCTGTTTTTGCTAAACAAATTAAAGCTCCTTTATGAATTACTGCATCGTAAATTAAAATGTCGTTATCGCCTTGATCTACTCTAATAACTTGCTGAACGTTGGTAGCTTCTGGCCCGTTATTCAAAATAAACCCATCAGATAAATAATAGCTAGTATTGCTTGAATTATAGCTTAACACGCCGCTATAAGGTAAACTAATTGTTGTTTGACTTGTTTCTTTTGATAGGTCAATTATTTTAGCAACGGATGAATTTTGTATTACTAAAAGAACTTGTGAATTAGCCTTTATGTCTGAATCCGTACTAAAAACATAAGAGTTATCTCCTGTGCCTGTCAAATCGTAAGTTTCTGAAGATGATAATAATTCAGAAACTTGACCAATAAAAACATAATTATTAGGCAAATTATCCAAATCTACATTTATAGATACGTCATTTTCGTCAACCGTTAAAACTTGAAGTACATCGTTTAGCTCATTTACAAAAACTTTTAAAGCATCAAGGAGCTGGTATTGAGTACTTTCGCTATCCTCTGTTTCTGTAAAATCAACCCCCGCATCTCTTATAATTTTATAAATGTTAGTTATAACATCTCCATATATTTCACGAACCACAGGCGTGCCTGGATCCTTTGCTGTTTCGTTTTTAATTTGTCCATCTGGAAATAAAGTATTATTTCCGTCCTGTACGATTGGTAAATCTCTTATTGTTCTCATTTTATAATTGTATTACGTCAACGTGAATTTGTATGTTTTGTGTGACATTTGCGCTTTCTTGTATTAAAAGACTAGCCTTAGTTGTGCTTATTTTTTTAAAAACTAAACCTCTAAAATCATTGTCTGAATCTAAACTTCCTAAACTTTCAGCGTTAAAATCCAGCCTATAATTCATATTATCCATTTCATTATCAAAAGTTATGTCAACAGTGCTTCTTCCACTACCTGATGCAGTAACTGTGGCACTTATTTGACCATTAGATACTAAATTTGTTCCCGGTGAAGATCCTGAAATATCTCCCAAAACAAACCGCCCTCGATTCCTTAAAGCTGGCGTTCCAATTCCATTAATTATATCCCAAAAAGCAGCAGATAATAAACCGTTTCTATTTGTATTAGCTAAATAATCATCACTATCATCGCCATTAACTCTTTCTGTGAATACTGTTTTATTTGTTAGCGGCGTTGTAGCTGCCTCGTCGGTTGTTCCCGTGTTTTCTTGCGTCTGTGTAGCCGCTTTTAAGTAATTTAGCTCTTCTACTATTGTTCCAAGATTAAAAGCGTCTACCTCCCTTATAATTAATACGCTTGCGGTTGTGTTAATCAACCTTACATATTCATTTTCTTTAAAATCTCCTAAATAAGTAACCGACTTATTGGCATTGTCTAAAGTACCACGAATTGTAGTTTCGCTACCTTTATTAAAAGTTGCTTTTGCTCTGAATATTTCGTTATTGGTCACCTTACCTAATCGTATAGGCAAAGTTAAAACGCTTCCAGATTTACTTAATTCATAATTTAAATCATTTTTACTAGCTAAATTTCTTAGTGAGTCAATAAACTGATAACCGTTTGTTTCGTTTTCTGGTAAATTGTTAAAAGCTAATCCAGATAAATTCATAAGCTTTGCGAATAGCTGATGAAAATCTCCATAAACTCTTTCGTTAACAGGCGTTCCATCCCCAGATCCTGTGTTATCTTTTATCCTGCCATTTAGATAGTTTGAAGGATCTGAAAGGTCTATGTTTTGTAAGGTTGCTTTATTTCTAGCCATTTTTTTATTTTTTGTTTGTTGCTACTTTGTTTTTTAATTTTGTATTGTTCCTAGTGATGAATTTGTAAAGTTAACGAATATATAAGCAGCTAAATGGGCTGGCTTTAATTTTAATACTAATTCTCTAAACTCCCGCCTTCTGCTTTCTGGAATTACAGCGGTTTGACCTAGCTCATCCCCTCCAATAAAAAAGCTGGCCCATAAGTTGTCACCAACTCCATACGATTCATCAGGATCTATTTTGTTTGCAATAACTTCAAAGGTCACTCCGCCATGAAAAGTTCCCTCCCCATGCTGAGTATCTTCTCCGTGTTGCGTTGTGTCTACTATAGTTCCGCCAACTTCCGAAGGGGTTTTGTAGGGAGGTGTGTTTTCAAAAACCCTAACATTAAAACCCGAAATTCTTAACTGATCCTCTATAAAGCTTCTTCC